CGGCATTTCATCGAAACTGTTTGAAGGACAGCTCTATTACCGAGGTGAACTGGCCGCGTTCCCGGAGATGTTCCGGGCTGTAGATGGGGTTGAATGCCACACCGACGCATGTGGCTCCGGCCAGTTTCTGGTTCAGGAAGCCCAGCCCCAGACTTTCAACGGTCCGGAGCAGTTCGGGCAGTTCATCTTCACAGCCTCGCTTCAGAAATCCCACCTGAACTTTCAGGATTTTCTCATGCTGGGTGCGGCTGAGGGGTTTGTATTCTTCGGCAAGCGGAACCACGATGACTTTCATTTCCTCAATATCCCGGAGTTCGAACTCCGGGTAGAGGAGGACTTCCGCGTGAAAATCGGCAAGTGTTTCCGCCACAGCATCAGCGAGGGTGATTACAGCGGACATGGGTCATCTCCGCATGAACTCGACGATAATGCTTCCCACCGCAGCCATCAGCGCCAGCAGAGCGGCGCCGACAGCCGAGAGCATGGTCTTCTGCATATCGGCCGCGGACTTGCACGGCGGGTGGTGATGCTCGCCCTCCCGGAAATGCATCGTCAGCATTCCCCTGAGTTCGGCGATGTCCAGCCGCGCCTGCTGGAGCTGTTCCCAGACATCCCGCAGATTCGGAACTTCATCTTCAGCCATTTGCGCCTCCTATTTCCTTTGTGTGAATGCGGCGGGTGACATGCTGCGGACCGGACCAGCGCCACACGGGTTCGCCGTTTGGGGCGAGGACTTCATAGATACGTCCGGCGTAAGTGATCCGGTCGCCCCGCTGCGGTTCCCGCGGCATCTGATCGACGCTTACCAGGAAATCCCGGCTCTCGACCCGGATCGTTACGCCATACTGGTCTTCTGCCCGGAAGAGCGTCCGGCCGACAGTCGCAGTCAGTTCGGCGGACCCGCCACTTCTGAACTGATACTGAATCGGAACAGACAGACACTCCTCACGCCGGGTGTTCAGCCACGTCGCCGCATCCTCCAGCAGACCCATTACTCGGTAGCGATGATGCCCACCGTGCGGAGAGCGGCGAGGATCGCATTGGTTTTGCGGATCAGGGAAGCGATGGCATCTTTGCATTCGCATTCCTGGATCGCGGCGATGGTCTCGGAGGGAGTCCCGCCGCTGTTGTCGACCAGATCCGAAATGGGGTCTCCGGCTACGAACTCGGTGGCGAGCGAATACGGAGCGTTGAGCAGAACACGGACGGTCTCGGCTTCGGCATCGGCGGCGAGGATCGCTTTACCCAAGTAATGGTTGGAACCGGACACCAGAGTCGCTTTCTGGGCTCCGGCATCCCAATAGACGGTCGAACCGGCCGGGATCTGGGCTTCGGCTTTGGTGACGTCGAAGACGCCGACCACGGCCAGACTGCCGAGGGTGTGGGCTTCGATGTCGAGGCGGGCGATGCCGATCAGGTCGGCAATGACAATAACGTCACCGGCCGCAACGGCGGTTTCGGGACGGTAATCGATAGAATCTCCCTTTTGAACGTAACGAGCAAGCATGTTTTTCTCCTGTTTTTTATGTGTTGGCTGTGAGGAAAATCCGGGCGGCTGTCCGCCCGGATGGGATGCCTCAGTTGGCGGCTCCGGTGGCCTTCACCATACCGCGATGATCCTGTTCACGGACGCCGAGGTCGAAATACACCCGGAACCAGAGTCCCAGCGTATTGAAGTCGGTCTCGCCGCGTTCCACGGTGGGAGTCCGGCGGCCCTTCAAGTAGCCGATTTCCCAGGTGTCCACTGTCTTGGGATCGCCGAAAAGATACCAGCCGGTCTGGCTGGATCCCTCGTAGGCGGAGTTGCCGAGATACGGGCTGGAAATAACCTGCAGATGTTCGTCCGCAAGCACGTTCCGGGCAGGACGGACAACATTGTCAGTGCCGCTCATGATAAGGGTCGGACCCTGCGTGAGTTCGATGGCGAGATGCTTGAGGGCGGTCGGGACCAGCAGGTAACGCGGTTCCACACTGATGGGCTGACCGTCGGCATCCACCTGATCCAGGAACAGCTGGATCGCCTTTTTGAGGCTTTCAGTGGAAAGCGCGGAAGTCGCACCGCCGAGCAGATTCCGGTGTGCGCCGGAGAACAGCGCCTTGCCGTCCTGCTGGGTCGGATTCTTCAGCAGACGGGAGAAGAAAAGCTGGTCGATCAGTCGAGCGGCCCTGTTGCCCATCGCGACGGGCACTTTCATAAACGCCCCCAGATCGTCGTTGATAATCATCTTCCTCGTCAAGCAGAACTTTTTGCCGTAGGTATCCAATTGATTTTTCGCGGATTCTTCGACGAGGCCGCCATCTTTGATTTCGCCATCTGCGGCCACCGGAAGCAGATCGCCAATATCGGTGAGCCGGAACCGGTCGTTTTCCTTGAAGTCGTTGAGGTCGCCGGTGCTGCACAGTTTGGTGGCGATCACGGGCTGGGCTTCGTAGCTCTGCAGAAGCTTTTTATTGGCCACGTTGCTGAGGATGCCCGGCAGAGACACGCTGGAAAACGCGGCCCGGATGGTCTCATTGTCGAAGCCGTGGCTGTAAGGAATGCCGTCCATTTTCATGCATTCGATGAGCAGCTGGCGGAGCGGCATATCCATGTCGCGCATACCGGCTTCCACAGTCTGCGCACCGTAGGTCTTCTCCAGCTGGTCGGCGCTCACGCCGACGCGGAGACACATCGCCGCTTCGATGGTCTTGCGAAGTTCAGTGCCCTCCGGCGCGGTCTTCACGCTGATGTTGACGTTGGCGGCCGGACGCTCGGCGCGGATGGTCTCCAGCACCTTCTTGGTCACAATTTCGGGCGTCCATCCGGCGCTGATCGCTTCCCGTTCAATTTCCGGGAACTCTCCGTTGCAGATCGACTGGATGGCGCTGACGCGCTCGCGTTCGGCCTTCACAGCCGCGACAGCTGCTTCTCTGGCGGTCGCCGTCACATCGGGCGCACTGGCGGCAACTGCGGCGGGAACGGCCTCCGCTTTCGCCGTTTCGGGCTTCTTCTCCGGCTCGGCGGCCGGAGCAGCGGGAACGGCCGGAGCGGCTGCCTCCACTTTCTTTTCCGGTTCCACTTTCGCGGGTTCGGCGGCAGCGGTCACAGTCTGCGGTTCTTTCTTTTCCTCGGACATGGTGTTCTTTTCTCCTTCGTTGAGGTTGGGGTTGGTGATATTGAATTGCGCGGTAACTTTCATTGCGGTATGGGCATCGGCCCCGACCGCCACGATGCTCACTTCACGCAGGACAGACTTTTTGATGTGATAGAACGGTCCTTCCTGCTCAAGTCCGTTCACATCGCGTCTGTGCTGGACCAGTTCGCATTCCTTCACATCGGCTCCGATACTGAGCTGCCAGTCGGCACCGGCCTTGCTCTGCGCGACGATGTTCTGAGCATCTTCGCTTTCCGAGACGATCTCGCCGGTGATTTCCAGCGTGTTGTTCTTGACGCTGGCGGAGATCATGCCGACTCTCGCATTCGTCTTGTTCTCATGGTTGGTGAGCAGCGGAACGGTGTCGGGGATCTCCATCCCGGCAAGGTCGATGATCACGGGATGTTTCCAGCATGGCAGATTCATCTTGCCGCCGCTGTAAGCAATTCCCATGACTTTGGGCTTGCCGCCCGCCGCTTCGATCAAAGTAAATTCACTCAAAATCTACTCCTTGGGTTCTGAACCGTCATCATCTGCCGGTTCGGTTGGTGTTATTGCCGGTTCTTCCCCGGCGACGGGGATTCCCAGCTGCTTCATCAGTTTCAGTTCTTTGGATCTCTGGTGCAGGACCGACATGTAGTCGCGGCCGTCCTTGGCGCACTCTGCTGCCAAAGTCGTGGTGTTGTTCGCCAGTCGTTTTTCCTGCGCGGTCGCTTCCTTGCTCGGGTCGACATGCGGGAATCCGTCCCAGAACCACGTGTGTCTTTCTGTCATGAGAGGCTGCATGGTAGTGAGCTGATACTCCCGGAACCACACTTCAAAGATCCTGTTCAGGACTTCGCTTTCCCAGAACGACCGGTCCACCAGAATCGACTTGTGATAGATCTGGTTGTCCAGTCTGCCGGAAGCATAATTGTGACCGCTGAAGTCCCCCGCAAGCGTCCCATAGGTCGTAACGGCACACCGTGCGATTTCGCTGAGGATGATCTTCACGAATTCCGAATGGTTCGCTGCCGGCTGCTTGGGATCGAGCTGCCCCATTTTCCAGCCGGCCGGGACGGTCAGCATCATGTTCCGCTCCAGCGGGATGCTGTCCATCGGCTCCACCTCGTCAGACTCTCCGTTGGGAGGTGCGTCGGTGTAGAGGATCGCAGCAAAGTCTGCGGCAGCCTCCGCCGCTGAAAGCACAGCCAGATTATATCTGCGGAGCTGCGCGAACAGCGGGAGCGCGGCCGTCAGCTCTGGGATGCCGCGATGGAGACCGGGGCGGTCTTGGCGGAAAATATGGATCATATAGTCCGCTGGGACCAGGACCGCCTCGTCCCCTGGCATATACCGGATGTCACCGGGATGGTATTTCAACACACGGTATGAGACCGGGTTGCCCCACTGATCAAAGGTGATACCATCCACGCTCTTGTCATCTTCGACCCACCAGAGGTCTCCGGAGATCCGGTCTGCCTCCACCAGCATCAGGTCCAGCTTGACGCAGTGCCGAACTTTCGGGTTTGTCGCCAGCACCGCGAACGCCTCGCCGTCCTGACAGCGGGCCATCCGCATGGTCCGGAGTTTCGCCGGGAGATGGACCGCGTCCGCCCATTTTGCGAAGGCGGATTCCACTTCGTCGTTGAAATTCTCGTCCCCGGACAGCATCTGGAGACGCGGTCCTGTGCCGATTGTGTCATTCGCCAACATCTGGACCAGCCCCTTGGCGTAGGAGTTGTTCGCGACCTCGTAACGGGATCTTATCCGGAGTGTTCTCCTGGTTTCCGGCGAAGCCTCCATATCGGCGGACAGGTGATCCGCCGCAGCCCAATGCCTGCGGTTGTCGGTCGTGGTCTGCGCCGCATCGAAGCGAGCCCGGATCTGACGATGAAAGTGCTGTTCCGGCGGGGTTCTCGCTCGGAACCAGTTTTGCAGTTTCTTAAACATGATGATTACCTCACGCCCCTGAATGGCTCAGTTTCGTTATCTTCAGGCCGCTGTTGCGGGATTTCACAGCCTTTTTCGATGCAAGGTATTCATCAGCCGCGATCTGATCCTTGAGAGAATGCTGCTCGACGTGCTGTCCGTCGACTTCCGCAATCTTCGGTCCGGACGCATTCTTCAGGATACTGTCTTCTATCGTTTTATCTGGCATGTTTTCCTTTCAGAAATTAGCGCCGTTCGGCGCTAATTAATCCCGTTGGCACTTTTGAACGTAATTTCCCCGATACGCTTCGCACTCGCCGATGATGAACTCGGTCGCGTGGTCGCACTTGTGAGTCAACGCACACTCAATGGCGGCAAAAGCTTTCCGCATCTTGCGGATCTGACGCCGCTGATACCAGTAAGTTGACAGCAATTTGTTATACTGCCGCGAACATTGCTGGCAGCAGGGTTCAATCTCACTCATCCTGACCTCCGTTATGGTTTGCCGAAGCCTCACGTGAGGCTTCGGTCCGAATCTTCTTTTCGACTCCATCAATTCTTTCCCCCAGCCATGCCATCACATTGACGCACATGCTGTTGCCGCAGGCTTTGTAGCGAGGGGCATCGGGGCATTCCTCCTCCGTTTTTCCCTTCCAGACAATCCGGGTCCAGTTGTCGGGAAATCCCATCAGTCTTTCGCACTCAATGGGGAGCAGTTTTCTTACGGATGCCTGCCAGCCGACTCCCGGAACGGACGCCGCCGTCACAGTGTTCATCGGTGCGCCGTCTTCGCCGACGCCGACTCCCTGCCGGTTCTGTGCGTCATGCTTTTCCGGATCGCGGGTCGCATTGCGGAGATCAAGCGGGACGCACTCATCGTAGGCAACGGCGTGAACATCCTTTATGGTCTGTGTATACATCACCCCGTCTTCGCTCACGCCCAGACCGGAACCGCCTTTGCGTTCGGCTTTCGCCATCTTGTCCCCGTCAAGGGCGATGACGACCGGGTCCATGTGCGGTCCTTTGGCCGTAACCGTCTGACTAGTTTCCGCTTTCGTCACGCAGGGACCGCCGTTCTTCCGGTCTTTTTTTGTTCCGTTGGCATCGCAGAAGGAGAGCTGAAAGCACTCGTTCCAGGTGATTGCCGGGGTTATTGCCGCCCGGAGCGTTGGAAAGACATTTTTCCAGAAGCCCTGCTGGATCCCGCCAGCATCGTTTTTGATGAAGCCGATGACATCCGGTTCTTTCACTAGAGGGAGATTATTCCCGCCAGTTCCCATCCGTGCCACAATGGACTGTGAGACATCCACAGGTTTGATCCGGGCATCCTGGGCATGATTTTCATAGCAGATTGCCTTGCCGCCCTTGTAGTCTGTGGCAATCAGCGTCGGGGCGAGGTCCGTATCATGTACATCCACCTGTCGGGTGTCCATACACTCCACGGATTTTTCCTCCGGTTCGATCACGCACAGCAACTGCCCCTTGTCTGGCATAAACTGCTGGTCTCCTTTGCAGGTCAGCGTTCCGGCTCTGTCGCCGCCGTCCCACCATTTTGGCTCCTTTGGAAACATGACGATGGTCTGGTCGTTCCCGGTTGAAAGTGTGAGGCTCAGCTCATGAGAGACTAAAGCTCCTTTGCCTCCGCCGGGCTTGCCAGCGCGCATCCGGATTGACTCTGCCGTATCAATGCCTCCTTCAGCACCGGGGGCAACGGCTTGCCCCTTCGTTCTGCACGGCGGAGAATTCCCTCCGCACATCTCTCCGTCAAATAATACTTGGGCGGGATATTTCCAACTACCAAGATATCCGACAAGGAAGATACGCTTCCTTCGCTGCGGGATCGCCCTTGGAAATTGGGAAACTCTGGTATATTGAGCGTCAAAAATTCTCCAGCATAAACCGAAATGACCGGGTGCTCCGGTAACGATCCCGGACTTCCGCCAGCCGTCACTCGGCACTGGGACGTCCCAGCCGCAGAGGAGAGAAACCAATCTTGCGAAATCTTCTCCGCCGTGGCTTGATAGTGTCGCGGGGACATTTTCCCACAATACCCACCTCGTTCCAGTTTCAAAGCATAATCGTACAAAGTCGAGAGCGAGGACGCTGCGCTTACCGTCAAATCCCAGCCGTTTTCCGGCAATGGAGAGGTCCTGACAAGGCGTCCCCCCGACGAGCAAATCGATTTGTCCGTCATAGTCACCTTTCTTGATTTGAGTAAAATCTCCGAGGTTCGGAACCGTTCCGCCATCCGGCATTTCCGCAATTTGGGACTGCCAGGAAAGCCGCTGTTTCCGGTCTTTTTCATCTGCGGCGGCATCCGGATCAAGCGGCCGGTGCGGTTTTGTCGCGCCAAGCCGCTGCATCAGCACCGCGGCCGGGAACGGCTCCACCTCCGAGAAGAAGGCCGGAGTCCACCCGAGATGCCGCCAGGCGAGGCTCGCCGCCTCAACGCCGCTGCAAATACTGCCGTATTTCATGTTCGTCCTTTCGTTGGTTGTAATGCTGAGAGCATCTCCGGCATCCGGGTTCGGTTTCACTCATCCTTGACCTCCGTTGTTGGGGTTATTCCGTTGAAAAAAATATCGCTTCCTCACCCACCATATCACCGAGTTGTACCGTATTTGTGGCCATTTAGCCTCAAAAACAGCATTGTTCTTGAGATGGTCCGCTCCCCATGGATACATCCCAGGAAAGATTTTTATCTTTGCCAGGACCAGAGAAGAATTCTTGTTTCCTCACCCACCATATCACCGAGTTGCACCGCATTTGCGGCCATTTAACCTCGGAAACGGTGTCATTTTTCGAAGGGGCCGCTCCCCAGGAAAAGGGGAAAAATGACTTTTTTTTATGAATTGTCCTTGATTATTATCATTCATTGTGCTATATTATCACACAATCAACATGACAGGAGTCCGTAATGGCACGAAAAAAATATGAAGGTCTCACATTGGAACAGGAAGAACTCTTTCTGCTCCTCCGTGATCATCTTGACCATTCGAGTAAACAGCCCACTGTTCGCCAGATGGCTTCTGAACTCAATATTGGTTCATCAGCAGTAAATGCCAGACTTCAGGCGTTAATCGAAAAGGGGTTTGTGAAGAGTACCAAAACCGGGACCAGAGATCGCGTTCTGACGATTCTGAAAGAAGCCCCCGACGAAGAACTGGTCTCTGTTCCGATCCTAGGAAAAATTGCCTGCGGCGTGCCTATTTGGGCAGAACAGAACTTCGATGGAGAGATTTTGCTGGCAAAAGATCGGCTGGGGAACGGTGTTTTTTTTGCGGTCCGAACGCAGGGTGACAGTATGATTGATGCAGGCATTAACGAAGGGGATATTGTGGTCATCCGGCAACAGCCGATGGCAGATCCTGGAGAAATCGTTGCCGCCTATATCAATGGGGAAGTCACCCTGAAGCGGTTCACATTCCGGAATAATGTCGTAACATTGATGCCGGAGAATGCCGCCTACGAACCCATTGTTGTTCCCCCGGATGCGGATTTCAGGATTCTTGGAACTTTTAAACTGGTATCAAAGGTCAGAAAATCGTCACTATTTACACATAATTAATGATTTAATACAGACCACTCGTCTAAGAGCTTTCGTTACCGCCAAAACGTGTTGAGTTTCTCGGAGTTGTCGGAAAGTGAAAAGTCATGATCTACAATCTTCGTCTCTTTACAAAATCGGCGATTTTGAAAAAGCTGGATCGCCAGAATCTTCTGTGCTTCCTGCGGAAATTTCAGGATTATTTCGACACAAAACAACCGCCATATAAACTCCCGGCGGGGGAAATAACCGACGATTTTGATTTCGAGGGGCTTGCGCGGGAATTTTCAAACCCGGTGTTTGATGGAACGACAAAGATGTTCGATGCTTTGGAACTTATCGAATCCATGGCGCGACCGCGATACGCTCCTTTTGTACTGGATTATCTGGATGAAGCTCTGTTTCGACGGGATTTTGAACCGGAAAATGCTGCGATCAATAATGCACTCCTCGTCTATCTCAATGATCCTGTAGAACTTTTCAAGATCAAAGAATCTGTGCAAATTGAAAATCCACAGAGCTATACCATCGTCAAAGGGAAAAAACTGGACATCCCGTTAAAATTTCAGGATAAGTTCGTATCGGAATTAAGCCGAAAACTGGACGATATTTATGAAAACAAGAAATTTGGCCGCGGCATTCAGATCAAGCATTATACCATTCAGGATGAGGAATTTTACCTAATCCGGAAGGGCCTGCCGCATACCTACCAGGCGACTGTAGGAAAAGATTTATCGACGGTCGGCATCTATTATCGGCCGGAGCAGTTCGATGTTGTCATTTATTCCCCGGCGCGGAACGAATTGAAACTGGCAATCAGCAACGCCAGAAAATGGATGCGCAGTGTGTATCCGATCACCTTTTCCGAAGTTTTCTTTGGAAATACAGACAGTTTTGAAGAAAAACGCTGTCTTGATTTCACTGTTCTGCAGGAGCTTGGCGAAAAAGCTCTTGCATGCGCACCGGGAGAACCTATTACCAGTGTCGTTGCGACAGAACTCAGCTTTATACAATACTCCTATGAACAAAATCTGCTGGAAAATAGAGGCAAGGATGTCAGCATGGAGTTGATCGTCAAACTCGATAATTTTTTCCTGCGGGCAAAGCGATTCAATCTCTCTCTGAAAAATTTAGGGGAGATCACCGGTTTAAAACTGACCTTCTATTTTGGCCGGGAGAAACGTGTAGTCACGCTGAGAAATGGAAACGGCTACGGCTTCAAGCTGGATGCACGTGGACTTCTGATAGAAAAATGGCTTTACGAACATGGATTCCTCGTCAATGTGTAATGAACTGACATTCCGAACACTTTCCTGTCTCTTGGATGGAGAATCCTTTTATGCCATTTCCATCGCCTTTGGAAAAGAGAATGCGGAAAGAATGCGGATCGCATTCCTCCGGCCCACGACAGCCGTCTTGTCTACGGTTCCCTGCAACTCATATACCAGGGAGCTTTGCGGTAATTATTGTCAAAGAAACACATTATATCTGGAAGACAAACACTGCTTTCTGGCCTATTGCCCGCGACGGAACGCTCCGGACGTAAATTTGCCGGAGGATGCTTTGCATGTATTCCAGCCGAACTTACCTGCCTTGATCCAGAGGATAGCCGATGCACTGAAAATACGTCCCGGCGTAATGGAAGGTCCGATTGATGGTGTCTGGCGGATCGGGGAGTTTTCTCCTTCCGCTTCCAGAAAACACCCGGTATTTCTCTTAACGCATGGCCGCACACAGGCAATCCAGGATGCGGTTTGCCAGCTGCTTCTCGAATATACAACCGGACCACTGGTAATTTTCTGTATGAGCGATGCGCTGCCGGACAGTGGAACAATGCGGGCGCTGCAGAATCGGCGCTCCCTTTTCATCAATATTGATACCTGTCTGAACATTTCCTTCGGCGGAGAGGTAACTTTGAAAGTGGAGAGCAAAAGCATTTTTTCACCTCTTGCCGGAAAAACAGATGCCAATGTCGATCCGTCTTTCGGTTATGATTTCCCCGCAGGGACTTCATGGGAAAATCTGCTGATCCACTTTCAGGATGATCCGGAAATGGTTGCGTTCCAAATCGAAAGAACGACCTCAATGCACACCAGAGCGGAAATGAAAATCGGAAAGAGCCAATGGACCATGCTCCGCTTGTTTGCAGAAAAATTCGGGAGGCTTCCAAGTTCAGAAATCCTCCAAAACGATGCTCTTAAAAAACAGCGGGAACGGCTTAATAAAAGTTTGAAAGAATACTTCCATACATCCGAAGATGCCATTGCGCTATCCGATGATCAAACTGAATATATCTGCCGTTTCAAGGTTAAGCCTTCCTGGCATAGTACAATTCACCATGTCAAAAAAAGGACGTGAAGGAGTTCCTATGTCTTTTGATGCCCTGTCACGCCTTGAAATTCTGTCTCGCGACTCTCAGTATGATCTGGCCTGCGCATGCAGCACATCCTCCCCGTTGGAAAAACGCAAAAGATCCTCGGACGGGAAATGGCTGTATCCTGTCCCGCTGGCCGCCGGCGGGTATGGAATCATGTTTAAAACACTGCTCTCCAACGGATGTGCAAACGACTGCAAGTATTGCCCGCTCCGGACAGGAAGCAATGCGATACGCTGTTCCCTGAAACCGGAAGAGGCGGTAAAACTGTTTCTTGAACATAACAGCAGACAATGGCTCCTGGGCCTTTTCCTCTCTTCCGGTGTGGTCGGGAATCCTGACAACACGATGACCAACCTGATTGATACAGCGGCGATTCTCCGCAAAAAACATCATTATCGCGGTTACATCCATCTAAAGATCATTCCCGGAGCATCCGATGCGGCCGTTGAAGAAGCCATGAAACTGGCGACAGCCGTTTCTCTGAATATAGAGGTGCCCGGAAGAAAACATTTTGAAAAGTTGTCCCGTGCAAAAAACTTTGACAAGGATATTGTTGCGCCGCTGAAGCTGATCTCCAAATTGAAGGCGAGTGAACATCGGTATGCACGAATCAAGACCTCCAGTCAGTTTATTGTAGGTGCCTCGGATGAAACGGACCGGGAGATTGTGTCCTACATGGATGGGATGTATAACCGTCTGAAAATGAACAGACTCTACTTTTCCGCCTACCAAGCTGGTCTGGGGGATCAGACCATCCCCGGCGAGCAGGATTTTTCTTTGGAACCGGGAGACCGGTTAACAAGAGAACATCGGCTCTATCAGGTGGATTGGCTCCTGCGGCAATATCATTTCCTGCCCAAGGAAATGGTATTTGATGAAAAAGGGAATCTGTCGCTGGACTCTGATCCGAAAAAAACATGGGCAAAGGCGCATCCGGAGTTTTTCCCCGTCAATGTAAATCTGGCTGACAGGGAACATCTCCTTCGGGTCCCTGGTTTGGGACCTGTCATGGTCAACAGGATTCTGAAGGCTCGAAAGATCCATCGCATAACGAGACTTCTTGATGCGGGAATTACCCAGACTTACGCAGAAAGAGCCCATCCGTATTTGACTTTTTAACCGTACTTTTCAAACCGTTCAGACCTTTCCTCTGACAGAAGAGCGCTCCGCTCCTATCAGTAATACCCCGGCGATTCAGACCGGGGTTTGATGTTTCATACTCCTGATCCAGCGACATTCCAGCGACAAAAATATCTCGCCGTTACTCGGTCGTGATACGGTCAGCCAGCGACATTCCAGCGACACCAGCGACATTTTTTGCTGTCTTCCGCATCTGCCACAAGAAAATATGATTTTTCTCCCCCCTCATTTTTGAGCTTAAATTCTCTCCCTGCCATAAAAAAATACTGTTCTCCCAGCCCTTCCTACGGCTTTCCAGCGACATGTCGCCATTGAGGGGCAAACGAAGGCTCGCACGACAAAACAAAAACTTGTCGACCGGGCAACCGCGAGTCCTTCTGCCCGGCGACGCATGCCAGGAGAATAGAAATGGCAAGAAGAACACGTATCCAGGGCTTTACCGAGGATGATCTGAAAAGCATTTGCAATGTTGCAAAAAACATTACGGTGCAATATCCATTTTCACAGGACGATTATGACGATGTCAAGCAGGAACTTTGTTTAGGGTTGTACATCCAATCCCATAAATTCCGCAGCAAAAAATCTGATTGGAAGACTTTCCGCTGGAAGATTCTGGAGCAGATTGCGGGACGAATCAGAAGAGATCGGCTGCAGCCTTCTCATCGGTATATGAATCCGCCCACATT